AAGAGAAAACTGTTATCAGTACTGGTATTAGAAAGACATCTCAAGAAGACTTGATAGCAACTGGTGCTGTTATTGGTTCGGCATATGGAAAGTTGCAGGAGTTTGCTTCTGACTATGGTATTCGACTAGCACCTGATGAACTACTAACAAGAGTTACTAGGTCTCTTACCCCTGGTGGAGTGACTGCTGGTATTAGTCCTGAAAGTATTAACACGGGTATAACTGCAGAACAGAATAGTATTAAGCAAGCAGCAAAGATATATTATAAAACTCTTGCTCCTTACATAGACCAAGGACTTAAGGTATCTGATATTACTTCTAACTTCCAACGTATCAAAGAAGATGAGTTTGGTTTAGGACCTAACTCTATAGGTGTTTTTGATAATGATGTAATGAACGCTATTAATGGAGACAAGATTTCTAGTGTAAATGATTTTATCCTTGGTGTTCGGTCTGACCCTTCATGGCGTAAGACTCCAAAGGCTAATGAACTGGCAGCAACATTTATTAATACTATTCTCAAGAGTTGGGGCAAGGTAGGCTAATGGCAACTCCAAAAAAGATTATAGCCGATGCTAAAGCGGCACGAAAAAGAGCCACTGCTAAAAGTGCAGAAATTGCCAACAGAGGTAAACCATCCAACTTTACTTATGGTAGTGGTAATCCTCTCAATACAGCAGTAGACCCTTATAATCCAGTAACAAAATCATTTGACACACCAAAGAAACCTAACACACCAAAGAAACCTGACATTCCTGACGAACCTGATACTCCCGATGCTGGTGGCGGTAAGAAATTCTATTCAAGAGATGGACTAGCCTATGACACACAAGCGCAGGCTGATGCTCGTGATGAATACTTAGATAATCAAGACGCTAAAGATAAATACAATAAAGACCAAGCAGAGGCTACTGATAAAGCAGAAAAAGAAGCAGAGAAGCGAGATGCCTTTGCTTTGATAAATGACACAATGAAGTCATATGGGTTTACTGATGCTGAAATGGTAGAGTTATCAGACTTTATTCAGTCTCAAATAATTGACCCTAACATAGGTCCTCAGGCTGGCATACTAGCAATGAAGAATCTTGGTGTATACAAAGCAAGATTTGCTGGTAATGTTGGTCGTGTTAAAGCAGGGTTTAATGCTCTAAGTGAATATGATTACTTACAGCAAGAGAATGCATATGGTCAATATTTAAATGCATATGGTGTTGGCAATCTTGGTAACAGAGAAACCTATAGTAATCTTATTTCTAATCAGGTATCAGCAACTGAAGTTTCACAGCGAGCACAGATAGCAGTAGAGCGTGTCAAGAATTCTGACCCACAAATCATGGCTCAACTTAAAGCATACTATCCAAATATAACTGATGCTGATTTAGTTTCTTACTTCCTTAATCCTACACAAACATTACCCGACCTACAGCGTAAAGTAACAGCCTCTGAAATTGGTGCTGCTGCTGTTGGACAAGGCTTTAATACTGGAGCAACAGATGCATTAGGTCTTGCCGACTATGGTGTTGACCGTGCTACTGCTCTTGAAGGCTATTCTAATATAGCAAGTGTATTACCTGAAACAACTAAACTTGGTAACATTTATGGTGAGACTGGTGTTAAATACACACAGCAAACTGGAGAAGAAGAATTTCTTAAGAAGAATGAAGCGGCTAAACGTAAACGTAATATCTTAGCCTCTAAAGAGCGTGCTAATTTTGAAGGTAGTTCTGGTAATGCACCTGGTGCTTTCAGCACTAGTTACCTAAAGAAATCCTCAGCAGCAGGCTTAATATAAAATAGATTCCTGTGTGACCCACCAGCCCACACGGCGTAGAAGACTGGTAGCAAGAGCCAGACCGATTCCCCGATTGGAACCTGTGGCTTGCGATTCAAACGAATAGAAGGGTGGGTTGCTATGAGCAACAACTACTGGGATGAAGATGAAGATGAACTAGATACCGACACTGATGCACCAATGGATGGAAATGACTTACTTAAAAAGTTACGAAAAGCCAAACGTGCAGATGAAAAACGTATCAAGGAACTATCCGAACAACTTGAAGGTTTCTCTAAAGCGCAAAAAGAAACCGTAATCAAGAAAGTCCTAGAAACTTACGGCGTAAGTCCGAAGGCTGCACGTTTAATATCACGCGAATTTGATGGCGAAATTACTGAGGAATCCGTTTCTCAGTGGATTGACGACAACGCTGAAGTGTTTGGTATTGAAGTTCAGTACGAGAATGCACCTGAACAAACAATTGACCGTGCTGCCTTACGGCAGATGGACGTTGTTACACAGGCTGCGACTACGCCAGAACGAGCAGAAGATTTATTGAGTCGAATTAATAATGCGGCTTCCGCTGAAGAACTCAGTTCAATTATCTACTCTCAACAATAACTTACATAGTAATACCTATCACCTTGGAGGTGAACAACAATGGCTAATCTATATACATCCAGTACTGGCTCCCTAGCGGGAACTGCTGGTGCCGCAGGTCTCGTCCAAAAGGCGTATGACCGACTATTAGACTTTGCGTTGCGTTCAGAACCCCTAATTCGTTCAGTCGCTGACAAGCGTCCTACAAAGTTAGCAAATCCTGGCTCAACCGTAGTCTTACAACTATACGCAGATTTAGCAGAATCAACAACTGCTCTGACAGAATCTACAGAAAAAGACTCTGTAGCAATCGCTGCTCCTACATCAGTTACTATTACTCTTAACGAGTATGGTAACTCTGTCCTTGTTACACGTGCTTTGGAACTATTCAGCCTTGCTGACGTAGACCCAGCAATTGCTAACATTATTGCATTCAACCTTGCAGGTTCAATTGATACAGTCGCACAGACTGAACTTCGTGGCGGTACAAATATCATCTACGGTGGTACACGTACTAACACAGTAACAATTGCTGCTACAGATACAATCACTTCTGCCAACATCCGTAAGGCTGTTGCTAAGTTGCGTTCAGGTCTGTCAGTTCCTCGCAAGGGCTCAATGTACTGGTGCGGAATTCACCCAGAAATTTCACACGATTTACGTGCTGAGACTGGTGCTGGTGGATGGCGTTTGCCTCACGAGTACAACTCAAATGACAACATTTGGGCTGGAGAAATTGGTTCATATGAAGGAGCCTACTTCGTAGAGTCTGCTCGTATGTTCAATGATACTGACGGTGCTTCAAGTGCCAAGGTATACCGAACAATTCTTGCTGGTAAAGAAGCACTTGCTGAGGCAGTTGCTGAAGAGCCACACGTAGTTATCGGTCCAGTAATTGACCAGTTAATGCGTTTCCGCCCAATGGGTTGGTACGGCGTTCTTGGCTTCAAGCGTTACCGCGAAGCAGCCTTGTATCGTATTCTTAACGGTTCATCAGTCGCTTAATAATTGACTGAAGGTTGGGCAGGGGCTTTGGTTCCTGCCTAACATTAAGTTCATTAAGGAGAACAATGGCAACATACACGCTAGTAACACCAACCTTGGAACAAGGTCCTATTGGTGGTCATCGGCTGCATACACATTTTAGACAACGTACAAAGAGTTATACCATTATCCTTAGTGGTGGTACTTACTCGCTTACACAGTATCCATCTGAAGATGATTTAGCAACTTACACTGCTTACTATATGGGTGGTTGTAATCACACTGGAATTACTGAAGTAATCAGAACAGCAATGATTTCTGATGGCATAGTAACTTCCGCTAACTTTACAGTAGAATAGGGACAGAATGAAACATTGGGAATACCATCCAGTATACGACGAGACTTGCTTTGGCTGTAAGGGTTCAACCCTACAGATGAACGCAGGAGATGCCAGAGGTGATGTTAATGCAAGTGGCACCACTCAGAAGAAATGGAACTCTGAACTTGAAGCATATCGCAGTGCTAGAGCACAGGGTATTCAACCTAACGGAACAAAAAGAAAACAGATAGAAGCAGCACACGATGCCTCTGAAAGATTGGGTTCTGCCTATGATGGTAATACAATGGTACAAGCAAAGAAGTTAGATAACAAAACCGCCCACGTAATGAAAGAACTAAAGGAAGCGGGAATATAATGTATAAAGTACCTGCTAAAAAGAAAGAAGCCAAAACTGGTATGCATAAGATGCCAAATGGCAAGATGATGAAAGATTCTGATATGAAAAAGCCTGTTAAAAAATCTACTAGAAAGAAGAAGTAATTATGAAAGATGGAAGTGGTCGTCGACTAACACCTAAACCAAAATATAAAACATTAGAGAATATGAAACCTAAAGGTCGTCCTACTAAACAACTACGAACTGGTAGACCAGCAGGTAAAAAAGAAATAATGCCTAAAATATCTGGTTCTAAATCTGAAAGAGAAATAATGCCTAAAATATATGGTTCTAAAGATAAAAGACTAATTCCTAGAAGAATAACACCTAAACTTAACGATAAGCAAATTCAAGACATGCTTACTGGTAGAAAACCTGTTTTATCAAATGGTAGGAAACCTAGGACTGGTCCAGCATTAAAGAAAGCCATTCTGAAAAGGACTGGTAAGTATCCAAACACGGCTCAATAGTAAAGTAGGGGACAATGGCTAAACAGAAAAAAGAAACGCTAGCAGTCGCTTGGTGTGATGATGGTATGGTAGATGGCAAGTTTATGGAAGGTGTCGTAGACACCCTGATAAACTCAGGCGTAGAGTTCTGTGGCTCACTTAGAGCACACGGTAATCAGATAGCACAACAGCGAGAGATGTTAGTCAATCG